AGCTTGGCGATGAGTTTCTCGACAGCGGCGTCCGAATCGAACCGCAGCACCGGTGGCAGGTGCGGGTTGTAGGCGAACTCTAGCTTGGGCGCTTCCTTGATTTGGGCCTGGCGGCCAGGCCGGCGGGTTCGCTTCGCGTTCCCGGCCGAAGGGCGCGGCCCGATCCGCGAGGCTGGAGGGAGGCGGGCCGGCTTCGGGCAGCGCGGTGGAGGCTGGTGGGGCACCTCGCGCAATTTGGTACCATTCATTTTGCAACTCTGGCGGATTTTCTTTAAGAACTCAAGAAATCATTTTGAAAGGTCTGATTGGTGATAATAGAAGGTAGAAGGAAAAATGAAAGTACGGGACTATTCTGCTTCAACAGAAAAACTAATTCTCTCCAGCATGGTACTCCACCATGTGGTGCTTGCTCGGATTGCCGGGCAAGTAGAGGCGACCAACCCTCCTTTTGCCTCTCCCTGGAGCCGACAGGTAGCGACTTGGTGCTTGAAGTATTTCGAACGGTACGGATGCCCCCCGAAAAGACACCTACGCCTACTGTTTGAACGGCAAGCGGCTCGAGCCTCTACTCCTGCAGAGACCATCGAGCTCATGGAGAGGTTCCTTGCGGAATTGGAGGCTCAGAGGACGCAGTATCAGAAGCTCAATACGGACTATGTCCTGGACCTTGCCGCCCAGCACTTCACCCGGGTTCGGCTCGAGCGATTGAGGGAGGAGCTTGAAATTGATTTGCTAAATAATAAAGTGTCGGAAGCCCAACAGAGAATCGAGAGCTTTCGTCCCGTGTCGCTCTCGACGGAGGATTGGGTGGACGTAATCCACGATCATTCCCACCTCGTCGAGGCCCTGCGGCAGCGAGAAGAAGATACACTGATTCGCTATCCAGGGGCTCTAGGTGAGTTTTTTGGTCCTCATCTTGAGCGGGATGGCTTCGTCGCATTTTTAGCACCGGAGAAGCGGGGGAAATCTTTTTGGTTGCTGGACCTGGCCTATCGAGCCGCGGTGCGGGATCGAAGGCGCACTTTACTGTTCAGTGTTGGCGATATGAGTCGATACCAGATGCTGCGTCGACTGGCTTGCCGTTTGATGCGGCGACCGTTCCACGCTGGCTCTCTGTTCATTCCGAGAGCCCTCATTCCCACGCCCGGACATGGCGGAGACTGGATCGTTCGACGGAGATTGAAGGTCTGGCAGCATCCGCTCAAAGCCAGAGAGCTCGTGCAGGAAGCAAAGCAGATGGAAAGAGAAGGGGCTGCAAGACTCAAGCTGCAATGCACGGCCAATGCGACGACGACGGTAGCAGACATTGCTCATCAGATAGAGATCTGGATACGCCGTTCTTGGGTTCCGGACGTGGTTGTGGTCGACTACGCAGATATACTGGCCCCGGAGATCTCAGCCCGACGTTTGGAGTACCGGCACCAAATTAACGAGACCTGGAAGGCCTTGCGCCGACTCTCTCAAGACTATCACCTTTTGGTAGTTACGGCCACTCAGTCTGACGCGGCTTCCTATGAGCAGGACACGATTCGCAGGAGGCACTTCTCCGAAGATAAGCGCAAATTATCCCACGTAACAGGCATGATTGGCATCAACCAGACCGAGAGAGAAAAAGAGCAAGAGATCTATCGGCTAAATTGGGTTGTTCTCCGGGACTCTCCTTTCCTGGAGTCCCGGTGCGTAGGCACGGCGGGATGCCTAGCGATAGGCTGTCCGGCGATAGTCAGTACTTGGCGAGATAATAAGGGGAATGCACAATAAACCTATGAAAATAAAACTCAGCAAATCAGCAGTGATCCAGGCCTTTGTGGGATTGGGATTCAAGTCTGCAATATATTGGCCCGACGAGACTCTGAGAAAGAGAATTCTCTTCTTACCAAACAAAGTAGACCCAAAAGGATTACCCCCGGAGTTTGCGCCAATCTTTTCCGGCGAGGTACAGGAGGAAGGGGACATCGAATTGGTGGTGTCGGCCCCCGAAACCAAGCCTCCTACGCCCGCCCAAACCGAGTCCACCCCTGCCCAAATCGGGTCCACCCCTACCCAGACCGGGTCCGCCACCCCTACCCACAAAACCAAGTCTGCATGTTTGAGTGCAAAGATTCGCAACGCGCTCTCCTCCGGGGAATGGAAGACGGATAAGGAAATCGCGGATGGCATTCGGGCCTCCCTTAGCAAGACTCGATTTCGGCTCTACTCAATGATGGCCAAAGGCCAGGTGGAACACGAGCGGATTTTCCGATATCGACGAGCCCAGGCAAAGGACGCAAGCGGTGAAAGTCGACCGTGAGCAGTTTTTGACAGAGCTGACGTCTGTTAAGCCGGGTCTGTCGAACCGGGAATTTCTGGAGCAGAGTTCTTGCTTCTGCTTTCAGAACGGGGAGCTGCTGACATTCAACGATCAGGTATGCTGTCGTCGCCGAACTTGCTTCCCCTTAACGGGAGCGGTTCGAGCCACGCTACTAACGGAAGTCTTACAGAAGATCCCAGATCCCTACCTGGAAGTGGAGGAGAAAAAGGGGGAGTTCTTTTTCTCTTCCAAACGCAGATCCTTTGCACTGGCACGAGAACAGGAGATCATTCTTCCTATAGATCATGTGCCACTACCTCGCTCATGGGCTCCACTGAATCCAAAGCTCATGGAGGCTCTGCCTTTGGTAGGCCGGTGCATCTCACAAAGTCCTCTGCAGTACTGCCTCACTTGTATTCATCTTCATCCGAAATATGTGGAGTCATGTGATAACTATCAAGCCATGCGCTTCTGCTTGAATACGGGGCTGGATCGCTCTATTCTGGTGGAGGGAAAAAGCCTACTTTCTGTGACCCAGATCGATCCTAAAGAAATCGCATTATCGAAGACATGGATCCACTTTCGAAACGCGGCCGGACTGGTATTTTCTGCTCGTTGTCACATGGAGGAGTATCCGAATCTATTTAGGCATTTAAAAGTGAGTGGGAAGCCCGTACAGATCCCACGTACATTATCGAAGGCCGGGGAGCGTGCGGCTCTTTTTGTGGAGGACAAAGTGGAGAATCCTCTACTACACATTGAGCTAAAGCAGGGAAGGATCTCCATCAAAGGAGAGGGAACGAGCGGTTGGTTTCGAGAAGCGCGTGGTGTGCATTACGAGGGGCCTCCTTTAAGCTTTTTGATTCAGCCTTCTTTATTCGCGCACATTACCACAAACTACACGGAGGCTTATGTCGATTACCACAAAATTATTGTAGATGGAGGGCTGTGGCGTTATGTCTCCGCGTTAGTGACTCCTTCCACTACTACAGACATCTCTGAGAAAGAGTGAACGGTTTTTTTGCCCATTCAATCTTGGAGAAGTCTCATATTTCGAGTCTACCTCGATGCGGCATGTGTGGTCTCTACAAAGGGTGCCACTCCCCCAAAATGGAGCCCTACGGGCAAGGGAGAAAAAAAGTGCTTATTGTGGGGGAGGCCCCCGGAAGAAGCGAGGATGAACAGGGACGTCCCTTCGTAGGCGTCTCTGGGCTATTCCTGCGTGACTGTCTGGAGGCTCTAGGACTGGATTTGGATCGAGACGCTTGGACGACGAATGCGCTCCGGTGCCGACCTCCAAATAACGCGACCCCTACGGCACGGCAGGTAGACGCCTGTCGTCCCTTCTTATTTAGGGCGCTGGACGAGTTAAGCCCTCGTGTCGTCTTGCTTCTGGGAAGTACTGCGGTGCAGAGCCTCCTTACTTTCTACTGGTCCCAGGGGCTGGGGGCCTTAGAGCGGTGGGTTGGCTGGCACATTCCTACCTCCTCCTACTGGATCTGTCCGACTTATCATCCCTCATTCTTACTTCGATCTTCTTCGTCCTCTTCATCCGTGCTGGATCGGATCTTTCATTCCCATCTTAAGAGAGCTTTTTCTTTGCCAGCTCCTCCTCATTTGGCTTCAGACCTGGAATCTCGAATCCGTTTGCTCTACACACCAAAGGAGATCCGCGAGGGGATCTGGCAGTTAGGCCAAAGCCTTTGGGTAGCCATCGACTACGAGACGACATGCCTCAAGCCCGAGTGGCCCAAGG